TTTGATCCGGCCGCCGTTGGTGGTTGCGGTCAGCGTCACTTTGTAGCGCACGCCGTTGGTGCCGCCCGACAGCCACTGCTTGATGCCGGTGCCGTCGCTGATGACGTAGGTCGGCCCGAGAGTGATCCCCAATGGCGCGACGGTCACCGACAATGGGCTTGGCACTGGCGGCGAGCCGGTGAACTGCAAGGTGTCTCCAGCCGACAGGAACTCCGAGAAGTCGATGTCGTAGTCCAGGTTTTCGGCCGGCTGCTTGATGAAGGTTCCAAGGATCATGATTCTCCAACCTCCATCCGACGCTCTTCAAGCGGAACAACCATCTGGCGATCCGTGGGCGCAGGTTGAGTAATGTTGAGGTCTGTGGCCACGATGAACGAAGCGAAGGACGCTACGGTATAGGCGCCAGTAACAATTCGGCCCGTTGTTTGCACCGATCCAATGGCCGCGGCCGTGGTGCCGCCAGCGACAAACCGCTTGGTAATCAGAATCGCGTTGGCCGACGACTGGACGCTGGCCTGACCGCTGGCTCCTCTTGGCGTCCTCGCACGGGTGGCAATAGCAGAAGTCGCTGCGAATGCCGCGCCGGGGGCTTGCTGCTGCAGTCCTCGATACGGGGTGACGCTGTGGGTGATTGTGGCCACGGTGCCAGCGGAGGCCGGCAGCCGCAATGTCGTGTTGTTTACTGAGGTCGCAGCCGACGAAACAGTGGATCCGCCAGTCCTACGGAGAAAAATAATGCTGGCGGTGACGTTTGCGCTGCCGACCGTCTGAACACCGAATCGCAGCTTGCGCAAAGCGGTTGCTGCATTGACGGCTGTTGCCATTGCGCTGGCAACGACAAAGACCATTTTGCGCGAGGCGACTGACGCGACGGCTGTAGGCGCGGCGCTTGCGCCAAAGGAGATGCGTGACCTAGCTGCGATAACTGCAGCGGAGGCCGTTGCCGAGGTCAGCGCCGACAGCAAAAGGCGCCTAGAAATCGAAGCAGAGGCGGCAGCCGTGCCTTGGGTAGAGGCTGCGCTTATTGACTTGGAACGCGGCGTTACCAGCGTCACCGCTGCAGCGGAGGTCGTTGCGTCAATGAAGCGACGCAGCCTGATATTGCTGGACGTGGTCGCCGTCGCGGCGACCGATGCACCTGCGTTCAGTCGGCGGTAGGTGCCGATGATCCGGCAGGTAACAGAGACCGACCCGACCAGTTGCACCAGCGACAACCCTGACTCTGCCCCCGGAAACGATAGGGCATTGATCGCCCCCGAGTTGATCGGGCCCTGCTGGCTCATACCACCTCGATGACGATGTTGCCTTCCGGCACGACCACGCTATCGCCCACCACGATCAAGCGAGATGACGTCAGGTTCCCGGAGTAGAGGATGTTGCCGTCGCCGGCAGCGGCACTGTCCCAGATCGCCCAATGGGTGATCGTTTGCCCAGAGGTGTCGGTTGAGGCCGGGAACACCACTGCCGATCCGTTGGTGATGGTGACGAGGACTTCACCTTGACCGTTTTCAACACCGCTGTCAGAAATCAAGCTGTTCAGCGGTTGCCGGGCGTAGGATGCGTAGGTGGCCTCCTGACCGTAAGTAGCGTCTCCTGGCGCGGCGGTGTGCAAGGCCAGCCACAACCCAGGCGGCGGCGTCAGGCTAACGCGCAACGGGTTGAGCGTTGCGTTGAACAGCGCCAGCGCGAGGTACTTGGACAGGCCGGCCATGCGGCACCTATCAGGTCAGGTCGATCTGGAGTTGGCCGGACGGGATCACCACCACGTCGCCCGATTGCACGGTGCGACTGGATGACAGCGCTCCGGAGTACATCAGGTAAGACGAGGTGCCCAGCGTCTGGTCTGACCAGATGGCCCAGTGGGTGACCGTCTGGTTGGCACCCGTGGAGGCCGGGAAGTTGATGTCTGTGTTGTTGGTGGCGCGCACTGACTGCTCAGGCGCTGTACCGACCACGGAGGAGGTCATCACCGAGGCGATGTTGACCCGGGCGTAGCCGGTGTAGGTGGCCTCGTTGCCGCCGCTGGCGTCGGAGGGCGCTGCCGTGTGCAGGCTCATCCACACCCCGGCCTTGGCCGCGAGGTTGCTGCGGGATGACGCTAGGGTGGCGTTGAAGATCTCTTGAGCGACTTGTTGCGAAAAGCCGGGCATGACGTTCCCCTTTCAGGTTACTTGCTGTTGGGTTGGATGTTGGGATTGGCCGGAGCCATTGAATTCGGGTTGGCCCCGATCTCCACCTTGGCCTTCCCGGTCAGCGCGGTTAGGTAGGCTTGCTGATGCGAAGACGCCCGGTTGACGTCGGCCGCAAATTCGGTGTCCTTGCTGTAGGCTCGGTACAGGATGTAGTCCACCAGGATGGTCTGGTAGATGTCGTCCAGCGTGATCGTGCTGTTGAGCGTGGCGTCGGTGGGTGCCGCGCCGTAGACCAGTTCGACGTAACCGTTGCCGGTGTTGGGTGGGTAGACGTAGAAGTTCTTGGGGTCGAGCATCGAGTACATATAGTGCTTGACCTCGTTTTCCGGCGTCTCGGTGTGCCAATTCGGGATCTGGGAGTCCAGGATCTCGCGCATGGTGATGCGGATGGCGCGCCCGGCCGTGGAGCCGTTGATGCCCATGTTGCGCACCACGTCGATCAACTGCACGCCGTCGGCCGGCAGGCCCTGCTTGGTGCCCGACGACATCCGCACCGAGGTGTTGCGCACGAAGGTGTTGGGCTTGTAGAGGACGATCTCGCGCTGGCCGTCGTTGAGCCAGCCCAGCAGTTCATCATCCGGCCAGCGAATGCCGGTGGTGTCCTGCAGGATGACCTGAGTCTTGTCGATGACGGAGGCGACGGTGACGGTTGCCATGGTGTGTTCCTAGTCAATGCTGCGAGGTGGTACGCAGCGGGGCACGCGAGAGAGCCGCGATGCCGGAGGCGCGAGCGTTGTTGATGGCCGCGTTGAAGCTATCCAGTCGCGCCGCGCCGTTTTTCAAGTCAGTCCAGGGCTTGTCCGGCATCAGCATCAGCGTGGACAGGGCGCCGTCAACTAGCGCGTAGATGTACTGATTGCAGATCCACTTGGGGAAGCTGGTCGAGGTGCGCGCAGGCTCGGCCGCGATGGTCACGTACAGGCCACCGGCCACCGTGACGTCAGGCACCTTGGCCAGGATTACTTGGTCCGGCGTGACCTGGGTGAACCACTTGGGCGTCTCCTGGTCCAGGCGCCAGAACGGCTGTTCCTTGTTCAGCCATTCCACTGACTTGTTGACCAGTGGCAAGCCGTTGCACTCTACGTGCATGACGGTCGAGATGTCCCCCCCGGTCGGCGTCTCCAGGTCGTAGAACGACTCGCCCGCGACTAAGTCGATGGGGTCCATCAGGTTTTGCCAGATCCAGGAACCCGCGCAGAACTCGATGACGGCGCGCTTGACGGCGCGCTCGGTCACAGGGTCAGACGGATCGGCCTTGAGGAAAGGCAAGACGTCCGGCAGCAGATCGGAATACTTGATGGTGGACACGGAACGTCACCTGGGTGGTGGTTCGGGGATTTTGTAGCCGGTGCCGCTATTCGACCCGTCAGACCAGTTCGGGCTCGCCGCGCTGCATTTCCTCGATCTGGTCGATTAGCAGCTTGGTGGAGCGTCGAGCGTCCAGGTGCTTGCCCCAGCGCGTGTAGGCGAAGGCGATGAGTTCGGGCTTGCTCATCTTCTCCAGCGGCTTGCGCAAGTCGTCGGTGTCAACCTTGACCTGTTCCCCGTCCTCGTCTTTCACCTCGATCTTGACCGGGTGCGCGACGATGGCCGCGTCGGCTTGATCTTTCAAGCCCCACACCTTGGGGTGCTTGAGCAACAGCTTGGCTTGGGCCGGGGTGACGTACTGCACGTCGCCGTTGCCATGCCATGATCTGCCGGAGTGGGCGACGTTGTCGAAAGCGATGTCCTTGTTGCCAAGGTAGACGATGGGGATGGTGCTCATAGGGTTCCTTCCAAGAAAAACGGGGCAGCCACCGGCCGCCCCGCGTCACTCAGGCCGCAAGATCGGGGGCAATCACTCGCCCCGGAACTCGTAGGTGGTGATGACGTCGATCTTGCCCGTGGCCGCGCCGCCGCCCACCGTGGCGGTGATGAAGGCGTCGTATTCCAGGACGACCGGAGAAGTTGCGCCCATGTGGGTAGCCGCAGCCGAAGACGTCGAGGTTGCAGCCAGCAGCGCAGCCGCGCCGCCACCAGCTTCGCCGTTGACGTAGGTGAAGCCCAACGAGACCGTGGTGGACGCGCCCAGAGCGGCGTTGACCAACTTGATGTCGTGGATCTTCGTGCCGGCGTACAGCTTCACCAGTCGCACCACGTCCGCGATGGGAGTGGCAGCGAAGGTGAAAACGCCGTGCGCGTTGGCCAGGGGGCAGTCGCCGCTGTACTGCGTGTCGTTCAGGGTCGAGGCATTGAGGGTTGCCATGTCAGTTCCTTCAGAAGGGGGTGTTGTGGGAGAGGGGGGCCGAAGCCCCCCTCGTCATCACGAGCCGAGCAGCGTGCGACCGGCCGCCGAGGCGGGATCCGGTGCGTAGCTGTCGAGGACGGCCACACCGAAGTCGGTGTCGGCGCCGTCGATCTTGAAACGGATCTTGCTCGTGCCGCACATGGCCGCGCACACCGTTTCCATCGAGTTGCCGTGATCGACCTCTTCTTCGCTCCAGTCGTAGAAGTAGTCGGAAGCCGACTTGCCGTAGGCCTTGGCCAGCGCCTGGGCACCGACGATGATCGCCCGATCCACCGGTTCGGCGGTCGTGGAGGTCGTCTCGGTGTAGGTCACGCCGTCGCCGCCGCCGCTGTCGATCGTCACTGCCGTGCCGGTGTCGAAACGAACCGCGTAGCGGTTCATGCGCTTGATGAGCACGCCGTTCCACATGATGGTCTCGTAGGCGTCGAACAGCGGGTGCTTGACGCCAGAGGCCTTGCGCTCGAAGGCGTACTGGACGGCCTGGCGCCACGTCGTCTGCGAGGTCCGGGACTGCAGGTACAGCCACTGGCGCTCGGTGACGAACATGACCCACAGCGGATCGTTCCAGGCGCGGTCATCGCCCTTGATGCGAACCGACTGCATCACCACCGGAGACTCGCGCAACTGGGCGACGATGCGGTCCACGTCCTGCAGGGTCAGGGCGTCGTTGGTGCCGATCGTTGCCGGGCTGGTCGCGTCGTTGGCGAAGTAGTGGCGGTTCTTGGTCGGGGCCTTGATGGCGTTGACCATGATGTCACCAAAGTCGGGGTCGGCGACCAAAGGCACCACCCAGTCGCTGGTGTTCTGGGTGCCGCGGGCACCGGCCAGATGCACGAGGGCGGTCTGGTCTTCGAGACGCTGCATCCAGGCCTGCAGACCGGCCATGGAGATGTTGCGCAGGTTGTGGACCGTGCGCTTCTGGGTCATGCGACCGCCCGAGTCGGCGCCGCCGCGGACTTGGTCGATCTTCACGTCCATAGACGAGTAGGTCAACTGCATCATCTTGCCGGCGATGCGACGGTCACCCATCACAGGCTTGCCCTGCAGAATGTTGAACAAGTCGATGGAGACGGTGTCGCCAGCGCCCTTGGCCAGATCACCGGCCTTGACGATCGGGTAGTCCGGAGAGGTCTGGCCCTTGGTCTTGGCGGCGAACGAGCCTTCCTTGGGCATTTCGCCGGAGAGCAGGTTCATGAAGCCGGGAGCATGCTGCACGCGAGTGAACAGGCCCACCGAGTAGATCTTGCGCGCAAGCGCAGACCCGACGGGGATATTGGTTGCCATGGTGTTGGCTCCTCAGAGGTTGGTTACAAAGCGCGGAAATACGCATCCATGTCTTCAGACGACATCTTGGAGAACTTTTCGGCAAGCTGGAGCGGACTCAGTTGCTCCGCTGCCGCACGTTCATCCGTTGCTGGCGCCTGACCTGCCGGGAACTCGGACAACGACGTCGGCACATCGCGCTTGGTGGCGCTGCTGGCCTTGGCGATCGCCGCTTTCCTAAGTTCTTCGGCACTCGGTTGTGAGGCTGTTGGCTTGGCTCCTGGAATTTCGATCGGACCGATGGCGGCTTCCACCATCTCAGAGACTTTCTGGAATCGCTCTGCGAGGGACTTGCTGGCCCAGGACTTCTGTGTCCGCAGGGTGGCGTCGAACTGCTTGGCAAGCTCGAACGCTTCTGGGTCGTTGGCCTGAATGTGCGATAGCTTGGGGATTGAGTCGATCGCGTCTTGCACCGTGTCGGCTGCCGTCCGCGCTTGATCTTCCTGGGCGTTGCGCACACTTTCTTCGACTGGCTGCAGTTTGGCTTCCAGCGCCTGGGCTTTCGCCATGGACGCCATCACCGCCTTGTAGACCGTCGGGAAATCCTCTTTCAGAGACTCCAGATCCTCCTGAGAAAGTTGTTCCGCTGCTGCTGGCTGTTGCTGGTCGGTGCGGGCGCTCTCACCGTTGTTCGCCCCTTGATTACCAGACTTGACCATTGCCTCAAGGGCTTCGACTCGCTCCCGCATTTCCTGGGCCAACTGCTCGGCCCGGGTGGCGCGCTCGCGCTCGCTCTTGAGCACCGAGTACGGAATGACATGCTTCCCGTCCTTGGTGGCAACGCCGGCTGCGCCGTCGTCGTCTTGGTCTGTCTGGCCCTGCGCGGCCTGCTGCTCCTTCGATGTTCCTGCCGACTCGGCTTGGGGTGTCTGACTTGTTGCCGCCTCGGTTTTCGTGTCGATCGTCTGCAGGTCTTGCCCGCTTTCGATCTGCTCGAACACCTTGGCCAGAGCCTCGGGGTCAGTGGTATTCACATCCAAGTCAAGATCTGCCATTCACTTCACTCCACGTATCGCGTTGGTTGCGGAAATCCTGCTTCAACCGGCCAATGACCCATGGCGGGGGAATACGGCTTGACAGGCGCCCCAAGTATCTGACCGGTCGAGCAATTCGACCCCATGAGGCCCCACGCGAAAAAACGGCCCGCACGCGGCGGGCCGAACTTGCACTTGCAAGGATGGAGACAACTGCTACTGGATGTTTGGGGCGTTGACCGTGACGGGCTCGACGACGTCGTCGCCCGCGCCTGCCGGCTGCATGCCCACCATCTCTGACTCGCGCTGAACCTTCTCGGCCTCGGCTGAGAGCTTGCGAATCTTGGCCGCTTTCTCGGCCGCATCCAAGACAAACATCTTATTCTGCATGGCTGCAGCCTGGGCCTGCTGTGCGGCCTGCTGCTCCATGGCCGCGGCTTGCTGCTCGGGCGGCAGAATGCCCAGCGCCCCGCGCAGGCGGTCGGCGATCTCGAACCGCTTGGGCAGATCGGTGGCCTCCACAACGAAGTCCATGACCAGACCCTGCTGCTCGGGGGGCAGGCTCTTGGCGACCTCGGTGAGCATCGTGAGCATCTGCATCTTGTAGGTCGGCGTGTTCTGCACGTCGTCCAGCACGATCTTGGTCTTGATGCGGGAGATGTCGTTGATCTTCACCTCCTCGCCGGTCTCGGGGTCGATGCCCAGGCCGTTGAGCACGATGGTGCGCTTGCGTGCGCCCTCGCCGATGGTGACCCGCGTGGGGCCCTGGCCGATCTGCTGGCGCACCAACTCGAACAGCATCTCGCCCACCAGTCGGCGGGCGTAGCGGAAGTTGTCGTTGATCTCGGCGATGGTGTTCATGCCCTGCTCGACCAGCGAGTTGATCGCCAGCCCCGAGCGGGCGTTGGTCTGCTGACCCATCATCGACTTGTGGATGCCGCTGGCCTCGGCGATCTCCTGCTTGGCCTCTTGCATGACCGTGAACTGGTCACGCGCCAGATCGCCGCCCGGCTCCACCGTGAACTTGGAGTTCGGCTTGCGGTTGGCGTTGAGGATGATGTAGGAGTCCGGCCGGCTGATCTCGCTGGCGGCTTTCTGGTGATCGAGCACCGCATCCGCGTCTACCACAGCGCGCCGGCTGTTGAGCAGCCAGAGCATCTTGGACTTGCGGGCGTTGATCTCGTCCTGGGGCGAGATCATCGTGCGGATGATGCCGTAGGGCACGTTGGTCAGGTCTTCCCGATGGCCAAAGAAGGGCACGTAGGGGAAGTGGCCGTGCTTGTACGGGCTCGGCACGTCGTAGAGGAAGTGCGGGCCGACGTACCAAGCCAGTCGAACCTTCTGGAAGGTGGCGCGGCTGACCTGGGCGATGCCCGCGACGATGGCCTCGTTGTGCCGCGGGTTGTTGAAGTCGGCCTCCATGACCGTGCCGTTGGGGAGGCGCATGACGTAGCCGCTGACCCACTTGCGATACCAGATCTCGTACAGGCAGACCCGCATGCGCTGGATGTCGCGCCAGTCAACGGCCTCGATGCGCGTGTCGCGCTCGATCTCCCAGGACTGCACAAGGCGGGAATCCTGCTCCAGGAGCGGGTCAAAGCCGGCCCAGCCCCCCGTGGTCATCCTGAAGAGCGAAGCGTACTGGGGCATCAGCGCGATGGCGTGCTCCAGGTCGAGCCAGCGGCGGCGGATCAGGTAGCGCGCATCGCTCAGGTCGGGTTGCTCGGCCCGCCAGTCCCAGAAGATTTCGCGGCGGTGGATGTACTTGACCCGGTACGGGCACTTGAATGGGTCGGCCTCGCGTGCGACCTCCACCCACCCCAACCCGGCCTTGACTTGGGCCGCGTAGGCGTCGGAAACGGCCCGGTCGGCCCTTGATTCGGCCTCGGAGTGCTTCAACTTGATCGACATGGCCTCGGCCAACTCGTCCGGGCACTCGTCGTTGTCCTCCGGCCGTACCTTCCAGTCGGTTCTGGTCTTGGCCTCCATGCCCAGGACCGTGTCGATGCTGGGTTTGATGAGGTTGGTGATGAGCGGGGGCTGTCCGCGCTCCTGCAGCCGCTCCACCACCTCGGGGGAGAGTTGATTTCCGTCGTAGTAGTCGGCCGCCCGGTCGGCTTCACGCCGCCAGTTGGGCTGGTGACGGATCTCCATCAGGAATTGCTCGACCTGAGCCCTCGGCAGGGCGGTGTTTTCGAGGTCTTCGGGGGTCTGTGAGCCGTCGGTGGGCTTTTCGCCGATCACGACGTCGCCGCTTGGGCGCTCATCGACCTGGGCGACGGGCTGCGAGCCCATCTCCATGGCCGCGCCCGTCAGTTGGATGTCGCCGATAGGCATGAATCGGGTCCAGGATGGGGGTAGTGGCGTCGATTTTGGCCATTCGGGCGCAATTTGACCCTACGTTTCTGAGGGATGGGGGTCATCCGGCCCGCCAGTCGTAGTCACGTCGCGGGTTGAGGGTGATTTTGGACGGGTCGGGGGCAATTTGAGCGTAGCGCCGCATCACCCAGGCGTAGCGCGTGGCGCTCATGAGGTCGTCCTGCAGCTTGACGATCTGTCCGTCCTTGCGGTGGTACAGCCGGAACTCCGAAAACCAGTCCTCCAGGCCCTTGAAGACCCTGAACTTGCCCGCTTTCATGGCCTCGTACATCTGCAGCACCCCCGCTTCGACGCTGGTGCGGCTCATCTTCTTGCCTTCTTCGTCGCCGGTCTCGGGCAACTGGGCGAACTCGTGCAGCATGTTGGCCCCGTGCATGCGGTACTGGTCGGCCAACTGGATCCCGTCGCCCTTGG